CAATGGACAGACCTGAAAGTTTCCAAAAGGTTCTACTCAAGATTTCATTCCTTCAAGAGAATAAAATTAGAGTGCTTCAAGGTAAATCAGAAATTACTGCTGAACAATTTAAAAATTGGGTGATCTCACAATTATAAATAGTGGAAAATAGGATTAGATATGGCCGTTACAACTAAACAAGGATTAAAGGATTACTGTCTTCGCCGCTTGGGTGAACCAGTTATTCATGTAAACGTTGATCCAGATCAAGTGGATGATCGTATAGATGAGGCTCTACAATACTTTCAAGAGTTTCATGGTGATCATACTGAAAGAGCGTTTGTAAAACATTTGGTAACCTCTACCGATGTAACAAACGAATATATCACTGTAGCGTCTGATATCATATTTGTCAAGCGTATAATTCCGATTAGCGCATATGCCAATACTGGCATGTTCAGCTTTGAATATCAATTCAATTTAAATAACATGGCTAACCTCTATAATTTTATGGGGGATATTGCTTATTATGAACAAATGAAGCAACACCTTTCCCTGATAGATATGGAATTTAGTGGTACTCCCCAACTTACATTTACCAGAAGAAAAAACAGACTTTATCTTCATGGAGATTTTGCGGATACAGATGTTAAGGCTGGGGAATATCTCATTGTTGAAGTATATCAGATTGTCGATCCAGTGACCAACACATCAATATACGATGATTTGATGTTAAAGGATTATGTAACTGCCCTGATCAAACGTCAATGGGGACAAAACATGGGCAAGTTTGAAGGAATGCAACTGCCCGGTGGAGTGACTATTTCGGGTCGAGACATGTTAGTTGAAGCAAACGAAGAAATTCGAGTTTTACAAGAAAGAATTAGGTTGGAGCAAGAGCTTCCCCCAGATTTTCTTATTGGTTAATTATATTATCGAAAAACAAAATCAAAATGTACGGTAAAAAAAATGCCCAAAAATATAAAAGAATTAGGATGGGGTATATTATTGCACACCAGCAAAGTAGCGGGTGTGGTTACTGCGTTTATAGCTATATTGTCCACAATATGGTTTTTTATGCAGAATGAAGTAGAAGATTACGCAAGAAACCTTGTAGGATATAAAAACATCACTGTTGCAATCGAAGAACAAGGGATTGTAATAGAAAGTATTGATGCAAAGGTAGACAATATCGAATTGAGGGTAGAATCCCTTGAACCAGATATTATAGTAGCAGAATATGATCAATTACGATCTAAAACCCTTTTTTCAACCTGTGCTATAGGATCGATATGTGAATATTCTTTTAGGGTGAGAAGGACCCCCACTGGGGTAGCCTGTAAAACTCCAAGTCCTACAAGATATTTAGTAGATTCTTCTGGTCTTACTTATTTTCCAAAACAAGGAAGTTTGTCGCACCCTGCGAGATTAAGTCATGAATGGACTGTGGTATCATCCTCTTTTGTTGTTCCTTCCAATGCCAATTTGGGGGTAGCAGAATTTTATCTGCTTCTTCGTTATGAAGGGTGTGAAACAGGTATAGATAATGAAGTAATAGAGAATGAGAGTTTTCATCTCATTTTTAACATAATAGCAGAATCAACCATATTGGTAGAGGACTAAATGGCAACTAACCCGTATTTCTCATATGCAGTAAAAAGTGAACAGAACCTTTATGAAGACCTTGTCATAGAGAGTTTGAAGATGTATGGCAATGATGTGTACTATCTACCAAGAACTATTGTCAACGAAGATACTATTCTGGGAGATGATATTCCTTCTACATTTTCCTCTTCTTATAAGATCGAAATGTATGTGGAATCCTATGATGGATTTGCAGGAGAAGGTGATCTATTCCAGAAATTTGGTATTGAAATTCGGGATCAAGCAACTTTTATTCTAGCCAAGAAGCGTTGGAAGAACGTTATCACAGATAACAATAATGACATTGATACCCTTATGCCAAGGGAAGGGGATTTGATCTATTTACCCCTATCCAGATCATTATTTCAAATTATGAGAACAGAACATGAGCAACCATTTTATCAGTTGAGTAACTTCCCAACGTTTAAATTACATTGTGAATTGTTCGAATACAATGATGAAAATATCGATACAGGAATTGCAAACATTGATGTGATAGAAACTCTTGGCTATGAAGTCAAGCTTACGGTATCAGACTCTGCTGGTAATACCCTTGTTACCCTCGGAGAAACGGTAACCCAAACTCTTTCCGATGGTACTGTCATTTCTGGTAAGATCACGGCATGGGATGATTCAGATGATATTCTATCCTTGGCTCACGTATCATCAACCGATGGGGATTATCATCTATTCACGGTAGGCTCTACCATAACCCATTCCAATACATCCGATACACGAACCATTATAGCTATTGATGAAGACCTTGGGGACTTCCACTGGCAGAATAATGCCTTTGACTCTGATGTTGGTTTCTTGGATTTCTCTGAGACCAATCCGTTTGGAGACCCATCATGATTACGTTTAAAACATATATAAGTGAGGCTAAGAGAAAACCTTGGGCGGTGGTTTCATCTCCATATGGTAGTTGGAATATTGAAGGTTATTATAATACTAAACGAGATGCTTTAAATTGGGTTCAAATGGAAATAGGAACTGACCGTAGACCACGAAAAGAAGGTACAGGTTATTGGATTAAGTCCACTGCTGGGCCAGAATACTTTATTTTGAAAACAATTAATCTTGGGGATAATGGGTACGAATAATGTTTAGCTATTTCTATCATGAGCGTATCCGTAGATCAGTTGGTTCCTTTGGTGCCCTGTTCAACAACATGTATGTTATTCGTAAGAATAAAGGCGGGGCTTCTACTTCTCAAATTAAAGTACCGTTGTCTTATGCTCCAAAGCGTAAGTTTATTGAACGTCTTGAAGAAGACAATAAGAATGATCTAAACGAATTGAATGTGGTGGCTATCAAGCTGCCCAGAATGTCATTTGAAATAACTTCATTAACATATGATCCTACCCGTCAAATCAATAAGATGAATAATTGTATTGTTGGGGGAGTGACTGGGGATACTTCAAGCCGAACCAGAATTTATGCCAAGACCCCATATAACATTGGCTTCCAGCTAAACATCTATGCAAAAAATCATGATGATGCTCTACAATTAGTGGAACAAATTGTTCCATATTTCAAACCACAATATTCCTTAACAATAAAACCATTGGATGATTATCCTCTAATCAAGGATGACGTTCCAATAACCCTTCAAGCAGTTAACTTTTCTGATGATTTTGAAGGAGCAGTAGAATCCAGACGTACTATCATATACACCTTGGATTTTGAAATGAAAATAGATTTCTATGGACCAACTTCTGAAGGTAAAATTATCGAAACTGCTTATGTCGATTTCTTTACCGATGATTCTGATATTCAGTATTCACAACTCGTGGTAACAACTGACCCAAGCCCAGTATCAGTAGATTCAGATTATACATTCGTAGAAACCCTAACCAGAGTGGTGGATAGCGCATGACCGATACTAAAGAAAATTTTGCAGACACAGATTATGAAAGAGCTAGAAGTACTCTTTATGAAATTCTTGAGGAAGCCAAGGAAGCCTTGGATTTTGCTAAAGCGATATTGAGAGAGTCTGAACACCCAAGGGCTGTTGAAGTCTATTCAGGTCTATTGGCTAATGTGGCAAAGATCAATAGTCAAATTCTAGAACTTGGTAAGACCCATAAGTCAATTACAGAACGCAAGACCTACAAGGATGCTGGCGGGGACAACGCCCCCCAACAAATAACCAATAATTTGTTCACAGGATCAACTACTGATCTACAGCATATGCTAATCGAAGCCAAAGATGAATTGGTTGAACTTAAGGCCGAACCGGTTGATGTTGTCATAACAGAATAAAAAGTGATAAATGGGAGTGGTACAATGTTTAATGAAAAGGGATTTACTAAATTTGATTGTTATCTTGGCAACCCAGCGGTCAAACGAGATGGGGTAATACAGGCCTATACTAATTACGAAATAGCAGAATATGCAAAGTGTTCTGCCGATCCGGTCTACTTCTGTAAGAAATATCTAAAAGTTATTCACCTTGATAGAGGATTAGTTGATTTTGAACTGTATCCATATCAAGAAGATATGTTCAAACACTTTATTGACAATCGATTTAGTATTGTTTTGGCTTGTAGACAATCTGGTAAATCAGTTTCGTCTGTTGCTTATATCCTTTGGTATGCCATATTCAAACCAGATAAGAAGGTTGGTATTCTGGCAAACAAAGGGGGTACTGCCCGTGAAATGTTGGCTCGTATTACATTGATGTTGGAAAACCTGCCATTCTTTCTGCAACCGGGTTGTAAAATTCTTAATAAGGGTAATGTTCTATTTTCAAATAATTCTGAAATTAGAGCAGAATCCACATCATCCAACTCCATTCGTGGGTTCTCCATGAACCTTCTATACCTTGACGAATTTGCATTTGTTAATGATGCTGCTACTTTCTATACCTCTACCTATCCTGTTATTACATCTGGGGAAACTACTCAGGTTATTATTACTTCCACTGCTAATGGTATTGGTAATCAATATCACAAAATCTGGGAAGGAGCTATGCAGGGCACAAACGACTTTAAACACTTTCGAGTAGATTGGTGGGACGTGCCGGGTAGAGATAAAAAATGGAAAGAAACTACTGTCAACAATACATCACAACTTCAATTCGACCAAGAATTTGGGAATTGCTTGAGAAATAGTTCTCGAATCACTATATGTATGAATAATCATGTAGCCGAAATGGTAGCCGAAATAGCAATAGGAGATTTATATGAATGTATTAGTAGAGGATCAACATCTGGTTTACCTATTGACGAGGAAATCAGACTCAAAGCAATACATTGGTATCACGATAGAAAGACGTATCTAGAACAGAAAAATTACCTAATGCATATTGATGATTTACAAATTTTAACTCCATCGGGATTTCAGAAATTTGACGGCATTGCTAGATATTATCACGATCATTTTCTAAGAATTTGGTTTGATGATTCTTATATTGATGTTGCTAAGAACCATAGATTTATTATAAATGGAGATAAAGTATATGCCAAAGATATTCAAGTCAATGATAATGTTGGAAAGATAGTCTCATCAATAGAAACAATTGAAGAATCAGATTGGTTCTATGATCCTATAAATGTGGATGATGGATCAGTTTTTTATCACGACGATAAAATTTTATCTTCTAATACCTTCTTTGGTACTGGGGATACTTTGATTGACGCTGAAACCCTAATGGCTCTTAGGGCAAAGGTCCCTCTGTACGTACAGGGAGACGCTACAGTGTATGAAGAGGCTATTCCGGGACATGAGTACGTAATGACCGTAGATGTGTCTAAGGGACGCTCTCAGGACTTCTCAACCTTCAATGTGATTGATATCACCTCATCTCCTTTTAAACAGGTTGCGGTATATCGAAACAATAAAATATCCCCTCTCTTATTTCCTGACATTATAGAAAAATATGCCAAGGCTTATAATGAGGCTTATGTCATTGTTGAATCAAATGATCAGGGTACTGTTGTGTGTAATGGTTTGTATCATGATCTTGAATATGAAAATATGCACGTTGAATCTGCGGTAAAGAACAAACTGGGAATGGAAATAACCCGCAAATCCAAACGTATTGGATGTACGGGCTTTAAGGATATTCTGGAATCTGGCAAATTAGAAATTGTAGACGAACTAACAATCAAAGAAATTTCAACATTCGAATCCAAGGGTGTTTCATTTGAAGCTTCTTCTGGTAATCACGACGATCTAGTAATGAACCTAGTATTGTTTGGCTACTTTACGGGTACCAGATTCTTCTCTGACATGACTAACATTAACATGAGAGAAATGCTATACGATCAAAGAATGAAAGAGATTGAAGCTGATGTTCTACCGTTTGGTATCATCAATGATGGGTTTGAAGACATACACGACGAAGAAGATATGTTACCCAGCCCACAATGGTCTTTGGTAGAATTTGATGGGCCGGGGTCTGGTACTTGGGGCGATTATTAAAGCACTTTAACAATCATCTTCGCATAGACGATTTTGAATTTCTTCAATATACATTTCAACTGCATCTTTAGAGTCTTTTAGTCCGGCTCCTGTCACCGCTCGAAAATCCTTGATCATGCTAATTTTCTTGTCTGCGCCATGAAGGTTTACAAGAATACGGCAAAGATTCCTAGCTTTTTCTGTAAGACTTGGTACATATTCAAAGATTTTCACCATGTTTTCGTTATCCATTTCGTCTTCCCTTTCCATTTCGTCTTCCCTTTCCATTGAATTTAAGGCGTCTTCAAGAATATCGCCAAGAGTTAGCATTTTATTTCCTTTCATCGGGTTAAATTTTGTTCATAGAAATGAGTAATAGCTGAAGGATCAACCCCAGTGCCCCAAGCGGCAATGTGTTGTTCGTCTTCCTCTTGAGATATACCATATCCAGTTCCTATGTAGAACTTTATACCATCATATTCGGTTTTTACAGCCACAATTCCAACTTTTCCAAACCAAAGTGAATCTAAAACGTTATAATTACTCATTTCATTTTCCCTTATGTAGTTTTGTATGGTCCATCATTCTTCCTTCTTACAAATATTCGTGTCGCCCGATACCCACGATGTAATCAACACAAAAAGTACGGTTGCCGTGGTAACAATTGATAAAAACGACAACATGAACAATACCCCACCCGGAGTTGTGAAAATAGTATAAATTGTATACAAAAATAATAAAAATGTTACGCCCCAAAGGAGTTTAATGACACTCTTTCGGATTTTATCTTCAGTTTTTCTAGAACATTTCATTTTCATTTCCTTCCTTTATTTTGTGTAAGCAAGAGGTATCCCAAAAACACCCACTAGCACAGTCCCAGCCATAGTACCAATTTAATTTCATTCGCTTTGCCCATATATAGGGAGTTATAACGATTCCTTTGTATAACTGGCCAACCAATTGCCAATCAATACCAGACTTAAAACGTCCATTGTCTAGCCAAAAATCAGTAGTAAAATCTTCAAGCTCTTTACCTGTTGATAGATGAAGTACATTTGATGTGTCTACTTCAAAATCAGTTTTGTTTTCTCCTATGATAAAATCTTCTGCTTCACACCAAGTTGCCCATCCATCACCATTAGATTCATCAGAAAGCCAAAAGCCAGAAGGTTTTTCATATGCACTGGGTATACCATGGGAGAAATCCGGGTAAACGCTTCTGATGGTGCCAAGTTTACGATTATGAAAATGAGATAGTTTCATTAGGTGGCAATATCCTCTAGCTCTTTGGCCATGCTATAGCTCAACCCATATTCATAACAGGCTGCTTCATACCCATACATTTCAATTTCTTCGGGTTGAACCCCATCTGCTTGCAGCATCCAACGCAAGGCGGTTTTACGAGTAAGATTAAAGTTTTGAACCATACCATCCAAACGATCATAGAATGCAACCCGTGCGTGGGCTTCGTTGTCCCGATTTACCCGAATGGTGTTCTCAAGAGCCAAGCAGGTTTCATGCCAAAGCATGTCCAACTCTTCGGGAGTTTTATCCCGAAGTGAAAAACGTGGCCGGGTGCCATAAGCATCCTTATACAGATCACTCCAGATTGCCGGATCAAAAAACTTAGTCATTTCATTTCCTTTCAGAACAATTTTGCCATTTCGGTTATTACAGTGTTGTAAGCTTCAACCTCATATGACCAGATTTCTTCCCAGTCTTCATAGGCGTCTACGCCGTTTGAGTTACAATCCCGATCCATTGCAGCACTCATCATCAACTGCATTTTTTCACAACCTTCAAGCAGGTCCCCTTTAACCTCTCCAAAGGTTTTTATAAATTCGCTGGCTTCTTTGAATTTCATGACGTTTCCTCTCTCTCTCTCTCTCTCTCTCTTCAATTACATACTAGCAGATTCTAGCATGGAGTCAAGAACAAAATGAATTTATTTCATTTGGGATACACACCCCATATCCCCAAGAGCTTGCGGCGGTCCCTTTTACGGGGGGCAGTGTCTACAATGGTCTTGCCATTGTTGTCCAACAGAAGCACATGACCATCTACATGAACCACATAATGAGTAGCCCCCTGTTGACCATTAAGAGCTTTCCTAGCACCACCAACCGTGTTGCTTTTAACCATACTCTTGACACTACGCATGCTGTACTGTTTTTGGATCGCACGTTTGGTGTCATTGATCACATGCAAATAACGTACTTCATTGTGAACCCCAAGGTGCTGTGCAACTTTATAGGCGCACACATTCTTGTTGGTGTTGGCAGGGTTGTTACTGCCAGCCCTTTGAGTTTTTCTGCAAATGCGTGTCATATTGTTTCCTCTCTCTCTCTCTATCTTTAATATAAATGAAACGAATTCGTTTGTAAATACCTAAAATCAATTTGTTATAAATAAAGGCAATGAAAACATTCGTATCATGTAACTTATCATATAGCTCAAAGGACAACGAGAAATGTCAATATTCACACCCTCCGAATCTCCTGCTATTGTAGTAAAAGAAATCGATCTTACCAGCATTGTGCGAAATGCACAATCAACAACTGGTGCAACGGTTGGCGACTTTAGATGGGGACAAGTAGACATAGTAACACAAATAGCTGATGAAGCTGATCTTGCTGCTACGTTTGGTGCCCCAAACACAGGCAATGCCGTGGATTTTCTATCCGCTGCTGCTTTCCTACGATACTCTGGGGACTTAAAAGTCGTTCGTGCAATCGACTCTAATGCAAAAAATGCATACTCATCTTCCGAAGGATCATCAGCCCCTGTTGTAAAAAACGCTGATAACTTCACAGATCAATCCACTGCTTTAGACAGTGACGCACACACATTCATAGCAAGATACCCTGCAACCCTAGGTAACTCCTTAAAAGTTTCCATGTGCCCATATGACGTTGGAGATTCCTCGTTTGATGATTGGACATATGCTTCTAAATTTGATGCTGCACCGGGCACTAGCTCTTATGCTACCGGCAAAAACGCTTCAAATGATGAACTTCATGTAGCGGTTATTGACGAAGACGGGGCCTTTACTGGTACTCGGGGCACGGTTCTTGAAACCTTCCCATTCGTTTCATTGGCATCTGATGCTAAAACGGATGATGGATCAACAAACTACGTTAAAAACGTTATCAACAATAAGTCCCAGTACATCTGGTGGGGTGGATTTGATTCCGACTACACTGTAGCAAGTGCTGGTACTACTGCTGACTCAGGTGATGATTTCGCTCTAGTTACTGCTGCTACCAAGACAGTTTCCCTGTCTGGTGGTGTAGATGTAACAGCGTTATCAACTGGTCAAATAGCAACTGCATTTGATAAGTTTGAAGACGTTGACACTGTTCAAATCGACTTCCTAATACCACCGCCTGTCACTGCCAGAGCGGATCAAACGACTATTGTTAATGATCTGGTTACCATTGCTCAAAGCACACGTAAAGACTGTGTTGTAGTGGCCTCTCCAGCCCGTGCAGACGTTGTTGGGGTTTCTACTCCAGTCACAAATGCTGTTGCTGGGGCAAATACCTTCACTAACTCTTCTTATCTAATTGTAGATAACAACTTCTTGAAGGTGTATGACAAATATAACGATCAATATGTATTCATTCCGGCTGCTTCTAGCACTGCTGGTGTTATGGCTGCATCTGATCTTAATACGGCACCATGGTTCTCTCCTGCTGGTATCAGACGGGGTCAATACCTTGGGGTAACTGCCCTGTCTTATTCACCTACCAAGGCTGAAAGAGATACACTATACCGTGCTGGTGTTAACCCAATCGCCAACATTCCGGGGCAAGGTATTCTGTTGTATGGTGACAAAACTAAATTGGCAAGACCTTCTGCCTTTGACAGAATTAACGTTAGACGTTTGTTCTTGGTCATTGAAAGAGCTATTGCGGATGCTGCAAAGAGTGTCATCTTTGAATTCAATGATGAATTTACCCGTGCAGAATTTGTAAATATTGTCGAACCATTCTTAAGAGAAATCCAAGGCCGTAGAGGTATCACAGACTTTAGAGTTGTATGTGATGAAACCAATAATACAGCCGCCGTGATTGATCGTAATGAATTTATTGCCAGCATCTTCATCAAGCCTGCCCGTTCCATCAACTACGTTACATTGAATTTCGTGGGTGTTAGAACTGGAGTAGCGTTCGAAGAAGTTGTGGGCACTGTGTAAGGAGATAGAAACATGGCTGGAATTTTGGGAGTCGATGACTTCAAAGCAAAACTAAAAGGTGGGGGCGCAAGGCCCAATCTTTTCAAAGTAACCTTAAACTTCCCCGGCTTTGCCCAAGGTGATGTTGAATTAACATCATTCATGTGTAAAGGGGCGTCTCTACCCGCTTCAGTAATTGAACCGGTTGCCGTTCCATTCCGAGGAAGACAACTCCAAATTTCAGGGGATAGAACCTTTGAACCTTGGACTGTGTCTATCATTAATGATACTGATTTTGCAGTACGTAATAGCCTTGAGCGTTGGATGAATGGCATTAATGGCCACTCTACTAACACAGGTCTTACAAATCCTGCTGATTATCAGGCAGACCTTTTGGTAGATCAGTTGGATAGAGATGAATCCGTTCTAAAGCGTTATAACTTTAGAGGGGCATTTCCAACGAATGTTGGAGCAATCGAACTCAATTATGAGACCACAGGTACGATTGAAGAATTTGATTGTGAATTTGCAATCCAGTACTGGAACACAGCCGATACTGCTGCTTAATGTAACACAAACGATCCCCAAGCCCTGAAAAAGTGGGTTTGGGGGTTGTCTATATAACATTAACAACAACAAGGTATATCATGGCAGACGAACTAAACGACAGAAGTATTATAAAACTTTTTGGCTTTGAACTAAAACGAAGTGCTAAAAGCACAGAAGAGAAGAAAAACTTACCTTCTATAGTCCCCCCAACTGATGAAGATGGGGCTGGATATGTTACTGCTGCTGGTACCTATATGGGCCAGTACATTAACCTTGATGGTAATGAATCCAAAAACAATGCTCAACTAATCAGAAAATATAGAGGGGTGGCACAACATCCTGAAGTCGATGCTGCTATTGAGGATATTGTTAATGAAGCTATTTCAACATCTGAGTTAAAATCTTCAGTTGAGATTAATCTAGACAAGGTAGAACTTTCAGATGGGGTCAAGAAAAAGATCGTAGATGAATTTGATTTTATTGCCACTCTATTAAAATTTAACGAACTTGGACATGACATTTTTCGAAGATGGTATGTTGATGGTAGAATTTATCATCACCTAGTTGTAGCTGATACTAATTTAAAATTGGGTATTCGGGACATTCGACCAATCGATGCTGCAAAAATTCGTAAGGTCAAGGAAGTTCAAGCAAAGAAAGACCCTGTAACTGGGGCAAAAATTATTGTTAAGGTAGATGAATATTTCATTTATCAAGAAAAGCCCGGAGTACAAAACTCGGGTGTTAAACTTTCGAAGGATTCTGTATCTTATGTGACTTCTGGTCTGTTGGATTCTGATAGAAAGAAAGTTATTTCATATTTACACAAAGCCTTAAAACCTGTCAATCAATTGCGAATGATGGAAAACGCTTTGGTTATCTACCGCTTGGCCCGTGCGCCCGAACGTAGAATTTTCTATATTGACGTTGGTAATCTCCCACGGGGTAAAGCTGAAGCTTACATGACAGATATCATGGCCAAGTATCGTAACAAACTTGTGTATGATGCTACTACCGGGGAAATCAAGGATGATCGTAAGCATATGTCTATGCTTGAAGACTTCTGGCTTCCTAGAAGAGAAGGTGGTCGGGGAACTGAAATCAGTACTCTGCCGGGGGGTGAAAACCTAGGTCAGATTGATGATATCGTTTACATGCAAAAGAACCTTTACAAGTCTTTGAATGTACCAGTATCTCGTTTGGAACAAGAAACTCCATTTAATCTTGGTAGATCAACTGAGATTACACGAGAAGAATTAAAATTCCAAAAGTTTATTGATCGTTTACGTTCCAGATTCCAAACGTTGTTCCTTGATATACTTCGTAAACATTTGGTTATGAAAAATATCATAACTGAAGAAGACTGGGAAAATATCATAAATGATGTTCAAGTTGATTTTATTAAAGACACTGTATGGGCTGAACTCAAAGAAACAGAGGTTCTTCGGGAACGTCTACAATCTCTAGAGCAATCAGAACCTTATGTTGGGGTTTACTTCTCCAAGGAATGGATCATGAAAACTGTTCTTCGAATGAGTGATGCAGATATAGAAGAAATGAAAAAGCAGATGAAGAAAGAGTTGGATGGTGGCGAATTAGAAGATGATGAGGAAATCAAGCAAATGAGAAGCAGTATGCCACAAGAAGAACCTGAAGACGAAAAAGAGGATAAACCCAAGCCTGAAAAGACTGATCCTAAGCCTAAAGATGAGAAAAAAGAGGCTGAAAACGAGAAAAAAGCCGATAAATCTTAAAAGACAGAATGTTATAAATAAATGCAAATTAGAGGAATAAAGTTACTATGTCTGAAGAAATTGAAACAATGATCCAACAAGTCGCTAATAAAGACTTTACAAATGCTGGTGCTACCTTTGAGAGTATTCTTGGAGAGAAATTGACTGCTGCCATGGATCAAGAAAAGATAGCAGTTGCTGACACTATCTTCAATCCAGATGTTGCTGATGATGAAGACGTTTAAGGAAATACGCCAAGAGTTGATTGAATCAAACTCTGGTAAATATAAGGGGGTTTCTTGGAAGCTGACGAAAACTGGATCATCTCATACTCTATTTGTTGATGGGGATAAGATTGACACTTACAAAAGTGAAAAAGAAGCAGTTGCATCAGCCAAAGAGTATATTGATCTAAGCAAATGAAAACGTTTAAAGAAATAAGAAAAGGGTTTTCAGAGGCTGGAAAGGAAATTAGTGAGCGTAATAAGGCTCCTAAAATCAAACACAAAGAAGACCCATTAAAGACTACCCGTAAAGTAGATGCTGCACATGCAAAAGCAATGGGCAGATCAGCAAAAACTGGTAAAAAACTTCCTACGAAAAAGGAAAAGCCTGTTAGTCGAATGATGGGCGACGAACTTAGAGCCAAGTTTGGAAAAATTAAAAAATGAAACTAATTACCGAATACACAGAACAAGATATTGAATTCGTTACTGAAGCGGCCACTAAAGATGTGCCTAAGAAGTATTATATCGAAGGTTCTTTTGCTGCATATGATGAGAAAAACAGAAATGGTCGAGTATATCCCAAATCTGTTATGGAACAAGCGGTAAACAAATATTACGAGAATCAGGTAAAAACAGGACGGGCTGTTGGTGAACTAAACCACCCCGAAGGTCCTACCGTGAATCTCGACAAAGTATCCCACCTCATTACCGATCTAAGAATTGAAGGTAATAAACAAGTGGTGGGTAAAGCATCTATTTTAGATACTCCTAATGGGGAGATTGTAAAAGGTCTTCTTGATGGTGGTGTTAAACTAGGTGTTTCAACTCGTGGAATGGGAACTCTTGCTAAGTCTGGAGATGCTATGGTTGTGCGTGAAGATTTCATGCTCAATACCATTGATATTGTCCAAGACCCCTCTGCTCCAAACGCTTTTGTTAATGGCATTATGGAAGGAGTAGAATGGGTGTGGAACAATGGCATCATTGAGGCACAAGAGATTGAACAAATGGAGACTGAAATTAAGAATGTTGGTCGGACATATGCACCAGAAGTGCAAATCCGAGAATTCAAAAATTTCCTCTCGTTAATTAAAAAAAACATGTAAGGAGTATAACATGCCTAAAAACAAACTCAAGGATGATGTTGAACTTCACGATAACGAGAATGAAATCGATGAAGGCAAAGAAACTGATCCGGGTCCAGATGAAACGGCTTCTATCAAATCGGTAGAAAAAGCTGGCGATACTGGCCCAAAGGCTAAAAAGCGTAAAGGTGACAAGGATGGTGGTGACAAAAAAGCACCAAAATCTAAGTCTGGTATTGTACGAGAACTTTATGATCTAATGTCAGAAATGACAATGGAAGACCTCGACAAACTTCATTCTGTTCTTTCTGGTGAAGAGCTAGAAGAAGAGAATGATGATGTTGAAGATCAACTTGAAGATGTTTCTTATGATTTCAGCGATGATATGAAAGCATTGCAAGAATCAGAAGCTACATTGTCAGATGAATTTAAAGAAAAGTCTACTGTAATTTTTGAAGCTGCTATCAAATCGAAATTGAAAGAAGAGATTTCCAGATTGGAACTCGACTATCAGGATCGTTTCGAAGTTTCTATTGAAGAACAGAGGTCTGAACTCGTGGAAAATGTCGATAGTTACTTGAACTTCGTTGTAGAAGAATGGATGGACGCCAATAAGGTTGCGGTTCAAACTGGTCTCAGAACTGAGATTAGTGAAGATTTCATGACCAAATTAAAAGGCATCTTTACTGAATCCTACATCACTGTTCCTGAAGAAAAGGTTGATCTTGTAGACGATCTTTCTGTACAAGTCGAATCTCTTGAAACTGAACTTAACAGCAAAACTGGTAAGATCATTAGTATGACAGAAGAACTAGAAGGGTACAAGCGTGAATCAATCGTGCTTGAAGCTTCAAATGGTCTTGCTGATACACAAGTAGATAAATTGCGTGATCTTGTTGAAAGCCTAGATTTCGATGACGAAGAATCTTTCAAAATGAAAGTGGAAACCGTTAAAGAATCTTATTTCACCAAGGGCAAGCCACAATCATCCATTCTAGATGACGTAGACGAAGAAGAAGAAGAGGATGCTGTTGAAGTAACCGAATCAATGTCACGTTATGTTGAAGCCCTAAAGAAAACAAACAATCAATAATCACTAATCACTAATCAAGGAGTGTCCAACAATGGAATCTTATGATAAACTAATCGAAAAATGGTCGCCAGTTCTTAATGAAGAAACATCTGGGAAAATTACTGATCTGCACCGCCGTTCAGTAACTGCTGTTCTTCTCGAAAACACTGAAAAGGCTCTTGGTCAAGAGCGTGAACAGATGAACTTTCTAGCGGAAGCTGCGCCATCAAACAGCACCAACTCGGCTGCTAACTGGGACCCTGTCCTAATTAGCTTGGTTAGACGTTCTGCGCCTAATCTTATGGCGTATGACATTGCAGGCGTTCAGCCTATGACTGGTCCAACAGGACTAATCTTTGCAATGAAAGCACGTTATGGCTCTGGTGCAACGTCTTCAACTGAAGCGCAATTTAACGAACCCCGTACAGGCTGGTCTGGTACTCAAGACGGTACTGGTGCTGACTCTGCTTCTGCTGGTCCTTCTGGTCTATCAGGTATCTCTGATGACTCTGCTGCTGGTCCTCCAGTACGTACTACTGACTCAAGCATCGAAGATGCTCGTTACACTGATATCTTTGGTACAGGTATGACTACCGACTCTGCCGAAGCTCTTGGTACAACTGATGCTTTCAAAGAAATGGGTTTCACCATCGAAAAAAGCACTGTGACTGCGGAGTCTCGTGCGCTGAAGGCTGAATACTCAATCGAATTGGCTCAAGACCTACGTGCTATCCACGGACTTGATGCAGAAACTGAATTGGCAAACATCTTGTCAACTGAGCTTCTTGCTGAAATCAACCGTGAAGTTGTTCGTACAATCAACAGCCAAGCTAAGACTGGTTGTCTCCAAGGCAACACTGCAATCAACGGTATCTTCAATCTTAGTACTGATGCTGATGGTCGCTGGTCTGTTGAAAAGTTCAAGGGCCTTATGGTTCAGCTTGAACGTGAAGCAAACGTAATCGCTAAAGAAACTCGTAGAGGTAAAGGTAACGTAGTAGTTTGTTCTTCTGATGTTGCAACAGCCCTAGCTGCTGGTGGAATGTTGGATTACGCTCCAGCTATCTCTGCTAACCTACAAGTTGATGACACAGGCAATACCTTCGCCGGTGTGCTTAATGGTCGTACCAAAGTGTATATCGATCCTTATGCGGTTGTAGACTACGTAACAGTCGGATACAAAGGTACTAATCCTTATGACGCTGGTGTGTTCTACTGCCCATACGTACCGCTTACAATGATGAAAGCAATTGGCGAAAACACCTTCCAACCAAAAATTGGTTTCAAAACCCGTTATGGTATGGTGTCTAACCCATTCGTTGGTTCTACACCAGCCAATGGTCTAGCTACTGCTAAGTCTAACCAGTACTACCGTATCTTCCGTGTGGATAATATCCTAGCGTAAGCTATAACAACAAGAGTAGGGTTAACCTACCGAATCTTAAAGGGGGCTGTAATGGCCCCCTTTTCTTTGGTAACTATCTTGGGATTGTCAAGACACTATTTCAAACTTTCTTTGTTCTAGAAGATGCTCAAGTTCAATTTGAAACTTCTGAACAGTCAATCCCCTTTGATGAGTATTACCTTCAGGATTGGTGTCATACTTATCCATTACCTTGGCAAGATGCTTACGAACCTTGCGTATCTCTTTCATGATATCATATTGTTCAGCATCAAATGCTTTACGTTTATTGTAATTGTCCATTTGTAATCTCTATCCAAAGTTCATACATCAGCTTTTCATTTCGATAGGCCTCTTGTTCCCATGGGCTATCATTTTTCAAATCTGGAATGACTTTTTTACCTAACCAATGAGACGGTCTTCCAATATCATTAACCATCAATTGACCTTCATCTATTTGTTTGATGTGGGTCAATTCGTGGAAGAGTGTCAGAAGAGTATTTTTCAATCCCAGTTTTGAATTAATTTCAATTTCATATTCCTCTTCAACCTCTTCACTCATACCCGCAAAACCAGCAAAATCCTTTTGCATATCCCCCCGCCAATTTAAATCTAACGAAAGGCAAAACCTTATCTGTAGATATTCACTTGCCCAAGTAATGGCATCTGCCATATACACTTCATCAAACTTCTTGGGAAGGTTGTCTATGTAATATATCATTTTGTAATGTGTACCTTTACATTATCTGGTATAGGAAACTTAACATGATCGTGCTTGTAATGCAAGACAAATTGTGTGTTTTGAAATTCATTAAAGATACCCGGCCAACCCGAACGCCAATCGTTTGTTAATCTGGTAGTGTTTTGATTGTCTCTATTTGAGTGTAGATAATAATCAGAACAAGAGGTTAAGTCAAAATCAAATATGGAATCGAATCCATACATGTGTAAAATGTCGGGTCTGTGTTTGCTGGCGGTATAATGCACTGCAAAGTGACCACACGAAAACTTGGTATAGTCTGGAATATATGAAGGAAGAACCTGATAAAATTCCTTAATCTGAGAAGCAACTTTCATATAGTAAGACGGATTTTTCTCCATCCAAAGTTTAGGTCTCATACCTAAAATCCATGAACCGGGTACAGTAATTTCTCCTTTGGTCATGGACTGCATCATTTTAAAATCCACAATACATGTGGCAAACACATCTTCCACTGCCATTGGTGGTAGATTACAAGTTATTTTTAGGCCGGGGCTAGGTTGATAATTATAGGCGCTTCTACCATTACCAATCACATGAGCTTCTTTAATTATCATTCATTTGTCTTCTTATTTCATCTTTACCTTTTTGCCCTGTCCAATGTATAATATAGGCAAACTTGGGGTCTTCTCCATCAAGTATTTGTAGCCTTAAAAAATTGAATTTGTTGGGCAGATCGTTAATATGTATACATCTGGTCAAAGGATCACTCAACATTTCATGAAGAATATCCTGATCCCCATAAAGAGGGTTACCGTCAACGGCATTATTCTTACATCTAAACTGCCATTCGTCTAACACCTTGGGGGAATTGTGAACTCCTACTACTCCAGAATTGTGCCACGTTTCTCCCCTACGCCTAGACCATGGGGTGTCTTCTACAACAGCAAGTTTTCCAACTTCAATGTAATTGAAAATAGAGTTTAAGCCAGCCCGAACTTCACAATCAGTATCAAGCCATACCTTATTCTTGGCAGGGGTCTTCATAAGAGCGGCTGGTTTCAGATACCATTTTTTATGAGATGTGTCCTCAAATTCTATAATATCTTCAAACTCTTCGCTCTCTTCAACCCATTTTCTCATAGATTTTGAAACCCCAAAATCTGCAAAATAGATAGGATAGTTGTTGTATTTACGAAAATTCCTGAGAAACCAAGGTAACATCCATTCTGTTTTATGGTCACATCCAGTGACAAAGGCATTAGGAATCATATTATATCATATCCTTTACCAAAGTTATGCTTGGCCACACATCCCTTAACGTTTTGAATAGTGGTGAACGAGTCATCTGCCCAGATAGGCCATGGGTAGTATTCCTGAAGGAAGTTAAACCTATCATTGTGGAAAAATAGATCAGTAGGACAAGCCTGAGAATGAGCAGCGTTAAGTAAAATCGGAGCAGCTTTTGGTGATACCATGTAAGCATGGGCACCGGGGAAGTATTGTTTTGAAATCAATTTGGTTGTGCCCATGAAACTTGGGAAAAAGTATTTACCATAAGAAGGTCTACCAAAAGATATACAACCTTCATAATATCGTAATTCTGGAAGAGGCTGAATAAACTTTGCATCATGTTCAAGGATTAACACATCTTCATTCAACTCAACAGCCTTCTGCCATAGAGAATGGTGAGAACAAAATGCAGCAATACAATTGTCGGTACGTGAATAAGTCTCGTTGAAAAATCGAGTACTAATGTTGTGTTTGTTCGTATATGCCTTTAAATCGGTGTTTTTAGGCGTTATGGCAGGGTAGGTCGTGACCTTGGTGCCATGCTTCTCAGCAGAGATTATACAGCGTCTAGCGGCCTCTACAGACCTCTCATTATCTACTATGGTAATAACAAAGGCTTTCATGATGTAGTAGTACTCCTTAATCCCTGTACTCTTGTATAGTATTCTTTGGTGACAAACAAGTAGGGGAACAACTGCCCACACATAAGAGCATCATTAGGCCAAGCCCCAACATCTTTGGTTATTCTAATCATTTCTTTGGCCGCAACAGGTCCTATAACATAAGCAGAATTTCCTGCAAGGCCTTGAGGAATTGTTATATCATCATCAACATGGGGACAGGGTTGAAGCTCTTTATTACTATGTTGAATTTTTTCGTGGAAGACGTTAGATTTTCGAGTAGCACTAAATGGACTATTAATGCCTATGATGAAACTTCTTAGGTTAGCATATTCTCCATTTTCATATTTACTCAAATCAAATCGTTTGATGAACTGGGCATCATGTTCAAGGATTAAAATTGGTTCATCCAATTCTACTGCTTTATGCCACAATTCGTAATGAGATATAAAGCATCCAATTCTAGCAAGAGGATTTTTGGTTTGATAAGCACGTTTCAGAAGAAGAAGAGAAAGGTCCATTTGCTCACCTTCCCATGGATAGTTCCACCATATTTGGTGGTGCTTTAATTTGTCTGGTGCTGTATCCGGGGTAGTAGCATCAAAACGTTCAACTTCAAAATCGTTTCCTACATCTTCTGAAGATGCTACCAGAAACTTAAACCCACATTCCGAGATGGGATTTCCCTTAACAACTATTGCATATGCTTTCATGGTTTCCTCAAAGTAATGATATATGAATCAGGTTTTCCACTCTTAGACCTTAAATCAAACCGTTCTATGGTCATATCAGACTTAAACAGTTCATTAAGGAACGAATGATTATCAATAGGATTATACCTATTTGGATGCTTTGTCAACCATGGATGTTTAAGTTCTTTTCCGGTCATCAATTCCATTGGCCATACATCTTCAATGATATACAATCCCCCAGATTTTAACAGGGGGTGAAAGTGACGAAACGTTAACATGTTGGCTTTGGGCCAATGGGCACCATCATCTAGAATGTAATCAAACTCAACTGGAAATTCTTTCTTGACCTTACCTGTAACAGAAAAATCCATACTATCCCCTTGCATCAATTTGATTCTGGGATGTTTGGATAGATCAATATCATTTATTTTTATACGGGTAAATATATCCACCCCATAAATGTTACCATTGAAAAAGAAGTCATGAAACGCCTTAGTGCTGGCAGCTTTCCATACCCCAACCTCAAGGAAGTTTATTTCTTGATCCCTATCAGGAATAAACAGAGGTTCATATACCTCATGGTATCGATGTTTCTTCGCCTTATCACATTCATATTTGTCAAACAATACTTTTAAACTGTCCATTATTTTTTTCTCTCTATTGTGCGATTAAGCTTTCTTAAAGAAGCAATTTTTAGTAGGTCCCGTGTCAAAATCATATCCCCAAGTTTCAATGTCTTTCTCATACCAATCAGCAACTATCTGGATTGTTTCTGGTGTATATATGTCGGTATAATGTTTCTTATTCATGGCAGTCACATTACGGGGTTTTGGATTTGTCAGAAGTCTGAAATATGCCTTGAAGTCTTCATCATAGCTTTCAAATCTGAGAATATCAAGGTTTCTAGCAATCTTACCTGTTTCATCATCAGAGACGTGATCGAAGGCAGGGTACCATCCTCTAACAGCCCTATGCCACATGTATGGTTCACTTCCCCACTTATAACGCTCTTCAAGAAATGCTTCGAAACTTGATGTGTCAGCATAAGATACTGGTACTTTTTTTTCTACTTCAATAACCTTCTTTGCAAAGAAATATCGTGATACTACACGATCCCACGGATTACGAACAATAGCAAATGACCCAGCTTCAAGAACAATGTTTCTTTTTAAGTCTTTCCATCTGGCATGCTCTAGGCCCGGATGATCTTTAGTCTCTTTCATCTTGGCTTTAACATTATTGGTATATGCAACAGCTCTATGAACTAAAGGTCCAGCGGGTACAATCCTATCCCTAAGATCAGGACTTCTTCGTATTGTCATCCCCCCATTCTTAGGGATGTGAATGAATATTTTACCCGTCATTCTTTTGTAGTTCCTTCCAGACCTTCTCAATTACTCTTTGAGAAACCTGATCTGGATGGTTAGTAGAATAATCTACATTACCTTCAAGTTCTGGTTCCCACGAGCCTTTCCAAAGTTTAAATTCGTTTCGAATTGATCTTCCAAGGGTAGAATGATATTGAGCCAAATCTCTAAATTCACAATTAATGAAATCGTTTCTATGACATAGCTTTGCTTTATGAAACTGTTCTATAGCCCAGTCAATCATTTTTTGTTCTTTTATCATCTTATTCTTTCTCCTGTATTGGGAACAACTTGAACACATCTATCATCCCAAAGTTCAATCATTCCAAAATCTTTGGTGTTGGTGATTTCTAAAACCATTCCAAATTCTTTTAGACAAAATTCTTCAATAGGGCCTTTAATCATTTCTTCGGTTTGTTCACTATAAGAGTATCTTCGAACATCTGCCTTATTACTTACCTTTTCACTTTCATCAAAAAATTTCATTCCAATACCATGTACACGGGCTGTAAAAATTTTAACGGTCTTCCCCTGTGCCAGCCATTTTCTAACTCTATCACACATAGGTTTAATTGGTTCTCCAATATCGTCAATACCATTCCAAGTATCATAATGAGCTAGAGTCCCATCAAGGTCCACTCCTATCCAACCACTCATGTTAGTTCCTTATCCATTTAATTTATCATCCTCTTCATTACACTTCTTGCATGTGTGTTCAATAACTTCAGGTCCAAAATGAGAGTCTGGAGTAAATTCTGTAGTAGCCTTATTCTCATCCAAATCCTTATAAGAAATAAACCTACCACACCAATTACATTGAATTTTGTTCATTGGCTTTATCCTGTCATTATTTTGAATAGAATATTGTATATCACAATATATCCTTCATCAATTGTGTTACGTTTTCGCCCCTGTTGGGCAGCTTATCTTTCAAAAAGAAATGTATGAAATGACATACGTGGATTTTTTTGTTAACCGAATATAAACCATTCCACTTCCAATGTAAACCCTTATATTTCATTCCTGAATGACGTATCCATGTGTTTAGTAATGTCTGGTCTGTTGACCATTTCCATGGTCCAACACCATCCACAAAGTTCTTAAACTCTGGGCGTTGTATAAACTGTTTGGCGGTTTGACCATTCAGATATTTTGTAATGGATTTATTCATCACCATAATACCCATATTCATAAATTCATATCCGAGATCATTTGGTTTGAAGTCTACATTGGTGATTGATTTATATTGCATGTAAGAATAGTTGATGATCTTTTTCTTATACACATCAGTGATGGGCATATCTCTTTCTACCACTGCCCCAAAGTCATATTCTGGGGGTAGATCATCAAATATGTTAGGGCTATCAGGTCTTACATACACATCAGAATCGATGATAGCTATTTGATCATAACCCTTTTCAAAGTAATCAAATGCATTCTCTTTTTCAAATATAGGTAAATATCCCAGTCGCTCTACAGCTTGCCAGCTTCTTCCAGTTGTGAATGGGTCTGGCTTGATGAATAGCTTGGGTACTGTTTGACAGACGTAGTCTACCCCCATGGCCTCTGCATAAGCTCGTACTGAGGCAGTACAGTGATCGTACAGGGCTGATTTCTTGCCTACATACACCTGATATATTAATTGGCTCTTATTCATTACTCTTCCTAGCCTTTATCATTTCATCCATATCAAAATTATCATTAGAATGGTCGCTTGGAAAATTACTTTCTAAGCGACATAATTGAGGTAAAGCCCATGTACGCCCCAACAATAGATGCTTGTGCTATGTAAAACATACCAGACAATTCTACCAATAATACCAACCTATCTAACGGCACCCATGGACCAAATATCCCTAGGGTAAATACCGCCATTAAAAGAAGAGCGGCCCATGCCAATTTCTTTTGTGCCTCAGACTTTGCAATCTTTGATTCTAACTCAGAGATTAATTCTACCTTGACCAGTTCTTCGTCTGTCACGTTTCCATCATGATCTATATCGTAGCCTTCTTTGTGCGACATTTTTTTTCCTCGTATAGAATAATTTTGGCAATCTCTTCCGCCCTGCCAAACCCAGTTCTGAACTTGTTTTTGTGTCTAGCATTGTTTAGAAAATATTGCAGGTTGTCTAATGTACCATCTTTACGTTCACGGGGAATCCTGTATCTCAACACAATGGTGTTAAACTCATATCTGAGGTTGAGAAGTTCGAAAAAATTCATAATGTTGTTCATACCTCTATTTATATAGATCAAGATGAGATAAATATGGCTGTGCTAATTTAGCATCTTCAGCAAATAACCAAGCACAAGTCATAACCGGCAAAAAATGTAATGTATCACCGTCTGTAATCGGATAAGTCGGATCAATTATATCGCTCGCCGCTAATCCATATATAGTTTCAACTGAATCTACGATCATACCGATTTGATTTTCAGTTGCTCCAAGAACAATGCATGTACCGAAGGATTCAAAGCCTTCGTCTTTCCATGCCTTCACTGCATCTGTTATGTTATCAGTTTCAGATGTTATGTTATATTCAAAATCATTGGTAGCATGACTGCCCTGTGCAATAGCCTTGCCCGGATTCAAACTGTCCATGTCGTTTCGCATTAATATGTATAGTACTGGTGTCATGTCATTACCTCATAAATTTCTTTCCAGTTTTTCACCAATGGAATGTCTTCGAGTATTGGAAGATCATGGTTCATATTGTGCCCATGCTCCATAATCATAGCATTCAATCCAAGGTCTTTACCTACAATGGCATTTTCAACTTTATCTTCGATCCAAGTAAGACCCGTATCAGCATATTTTTTCAACACTTCATCTTTATCTTCCCCAGTGTCCAAAAAGACATGAGTGTCAAACAAGGTAGTACCAAACAATTTCTCAAGGTTTTGAATTCGTAATTTCTGGGCTGATTGATCATTAGATAAAGACGTGATTGCATGAAATATAAACCCATGCTCTTCATGTAATTTTTTCATATAATACATTGCATCCCGAAGAGGGGGTAAAAATCCAATTGCAGCAGATTCATTAAAGGTGCGGATCATTGATTTAACTTCAGCTTTTGATAGCTGATCTCTATACAGGATGTGCATGTAATACGATTGTTCACGGTTTTGAGGTAAGTTAAACCCCCGTGCGCTCATCCATGTAATGAAGGCGTATTCCCAGTTTAGGACTACGCCATCAATGTCAGTTAGGATAACACGATCAATATCATGGTTTGTGTAATTCAAATTTCATCTCCACTAGGTTGGTTATAATCTTCACCATAGTATGAATCTATGGTATAGTCAACCACTCTATATGGATATCCTCGTCTTTTTGAACGAGTAAGTTCGTATTCATCCAAGGACCAGCACAAATTACCATCTTCTATGAAGTAGTAAACTTTGATATCAGGTCTGATTTCGTCAAATAAATGGGTCATGAGTTTATCCCTCCAGTTCAAATTCACTCAGATCAGAGTCCTGCATCTTCCATTTAGGATGGGCATTTTTCTTACGCCGGATTTTTCTGAGATTGTCATCATCACGACTTACTTGCTTGTGACGATTGTTGCGTTTGTTGTTGGCATCAAAACGATTGAATTTAGCCATCTTTCTCTCCATAATATTAAGTTTTAGTCCAAACGACTTCCCATAGTAGCGTTCAAGCCATAGCCCTTTAGGACTTCAGCAAAGGCCTTCATTCCAGCCTCTTTGCGCTCTATGGATTGCCCACCCCATACGTGCGAACCCCAGAAGTACCAACCGGTATTCCAATGTTTGGACCCCTTCTCATTCTTCTTACACCAAGTAACGAATGGTCCACGGGCAGGGCGTACTGTTACCCAAGCAAAGCCACAGGCTCCACCATCTTCCCGGAAGACTTCTCCAGTAAGAGTGTTACGGAACGCCATTGGCGTGGGGGTAACTGCTTCAGCGGCTTTTTTACCAGCAGCAACTGCTTCTTCAAAAACTTTATCCCACATATCTCTTCCTTTCATTTTCAATTTCTATCTACAACATAGCAGAATTGAGGAAAGAGTCAATAGTGTTTTTTAAATTAAAACGATTTAATCGCTCGGGATGCACCTTCAAGGATAGCTTGGGCCAGCTTTAGCTGTTCAAATGCTTCATCTGTTGCCGCCCGACCCTTGGAAGATGTAGCAAAGAAAGGTTCTGTTAGAATAGCTGGACATTTACCAGATACCAATGATTGATATCCTCTGCCTTTGGTACGAGAGTTTCTAATGATAATACCACGATCCCGTAGACCCAATTCTTCTACCATTTCCATCTGTACTTCTTCAGCCAATTTCAAAGATTTTTTTGATCCAGAACTTAGGGTTTCTGTACCCGATGCAGAAGGATTTCCAGCAGCATTAAAGTGAAGTTCAATAGAAGCATCTGATCGCCAATTATCTACCTCTGCATATACACGCTTAATTTCTGTTGTGTATCCACCACCAGACCTACGCCAAAAGACTTTTACATCCAAGTCGTAATCATCTGCTTCATCTCGAATCATCTTTGCAAGTTTAGAATTGTAAACATATTCAGACATGCCATTATCTGGTCTTACTGCCCCTTGGCTTCGTTCGTTGTGGCCTACCACAATTGCTAATTTATGTGTCATGTTATACCTTATGTGTTAATTGTGTTGCCACGCCCCGACCCCTTTTTAATACCTTTGAGAAGGTCTTTAAAACCATCACTGGTCTTTGCTAAAGTACTTCCGTTCTGAGTTATAAAATTTGGGGTAGATAGCATCTGAAACCAATCAGGGTTTTCTTCAAAATAAGATTCTCTATCATTAGACTTCAGAAATATCTCTTTTACTTCTTCGGTCTTTTTGTTCTTAATATTGTATAGGGGCATATTATCACCATGATTATTGTTTCATGATTATATATACCCCCTATAACTTTTAGTCTGGTAGGAGACCCGGAAAGGCTTCCTTAACAATCGGTTTTGATATATTCTTTGGTGCTTTTTTGTTGATCATATCAATTACAAACTCAGCATCTCTTGGATGGATTGATTCCAACAGTCTGATAAAAATCTGTTCTCGTTTGACAGGTAAAAGATCATCACCCTTACCACCCTTTACAAGATATGCAAGATTCACACATTCTTTGATAAAGTTAGATGGGACAGACCCCTCTTGATTTTCTTCGTAAGGGGGTTTGCCTTCTGGCAGCAACCAAACAATACGATCATCCATAGACCCCCGAAGAATATCCATCAAGGCCCCACTTTTGTTTGATTTAAGATATTCCACCCTCTCTGATTTATTTTTCAGTTTGGCGGTTTTGTCTAGTACTTCATGTACTTCATAGTTCATCGAATAAAGTCTCCAGTATTTTCAAGCAAGCTTCCACATGCATTTTTAATGAGAAAGTTCATCACTTTTCGTTTGTTTTTAGATTGATCTTGCCCTTCATATTCAGCAATAATTTCAGTTTTGATTTCGAGTGGTGTCTCAGAAAGATCAATCATTTTCTTATTCCTGAGATAATTTCTATAAGTATCGTCATCCATGCCCATTTGACTTTCATCTGAAGCAACCCAAGCATCTATCTTAGTTTGATAAAGGGGGGTTTGGCGGGTGCCTACTTCCAGAAAAATACTATCATGAGACAATACGTTTGGTACTCCATCATCTGCGTCCCCCCGAAACACATGTTCTATTAGATATTGCTGGGGATTTTCTATCACAATTGGTTTTCTGGTACGATATGAATATTGGGATACATTATCATATTTTTGAAGCTGACCAAAATCTTTATCAGATGAAATGATCATAACCTTTTCCCAATTTCCAAACTCTTGAGTGTGTTCGACCAATGTACCAATGATATCATCAGCTTCAACTCTTGGAATTGCAATTACTTTGTAGGGAAAATTTTCTTTTAGCTCATCACGTATTTTATTAAGAATTCGATATACCTCGTCCCAATCGAAAGGGGATTCATCTCGAATATCATTTCGTTTGGCTTTGTATTCTGGAAATACATCTTTTCTCCAATTACCCCCAGCATCAGCCACGATTACGACCTCTCCATATTCGTGTATATACTTTTTACGGTACAAACGAATAGAGTTTAAAATCATGGGGCGAATAAAGTCTTCTCTCAACTCAAGTTTTTGGGTTAGGATATTTGAAATAGCCACTCCCGAATAATCAATTAGTATGATTTCTATTCTCCTTTCTTCTTTCTGTTGGTGTCATTTCTTCATTGCAAAAAGCACAATATTCGTTTATATCTAAAATGTCATATTCGCCACACCGAATACACTTTTCAGTAAATTCGTCTTCTTCTATTTCTTCATAAAACCAAATGGCTTCTGGCCAGCGAATTACTTTATCGTCTACCATCAAATTCTCCATCTCGTATGTTCATCAAAATTTTACCCAATTGATTCTTTCCTGTACCAATGGGACATTCTCCCCAGTAAGTATCCCCCCAAGTATTACCTTCAATTAGGATTTTTTCATCGGTTGATCTTAACATGTCCATTAATAGAGAACTTTCAAATTTAGCAGTTACCAGATCGACCATAATTTTATTTCGGTTGGTGTTCCAACTTGAAGGTAATATAGCTTCTCTTCCATATCGTTTCGCCTGCCCAGCAGACAGTTTATTGATACGGTCTACCTGAAACTTATCAAATCTATATTTACCAGCAACAAAACCATGCTCGACAGAAGGGAACACGAACCCCTCATACACCACAGTAGCTGGATAAAAATTAGACAGAAATCTATACTTACCAGAAAAGGATTCTATAGGGGAAATGTCTCTAGGAATGGCATATGAATATTGTATCATACTATCTCTTTAAGTGGTTAACGTGGGTATGGTTAATTCTACAGGAGATAATACCATTGTAATATTCATCTGTCAATAGCACATCTCTATCAAATTGCTCTTTCGCTTCAAAATATGACATTTCCCCTTTGGTTTTACACAATTTTATAATCTCACGCTTAAAGGCGTTTGAACCCTTCTCTTCCACCAACAGTTTTACTGCATCATTAGACCCGTAATATAGTTGCCAATCAGATTCCTTCTTAACAACTCTACGTCTCTTTTTACCCTTCAGAGGTTTAAGGCGACGGGTACTAACAAACAATTTCTTGCCCAGATATTTCTTACCTGTCTCCAGTTCAGTGATGACATACACAAATCCCATGTTATCATCAATCATCTCAGATGTAAATTCTTTTTTGTTATATAACCACATGTGTTATATATGTTAGTCTACTTCTTCAACCTCTGCTGAAACCGACCCACAACAAGGGCAACAAATTGGAGGTTCGTCATGATCATCACAAATGACTACAACCTCACAATCTGTATCACACTCCACACATTCTATTAGATATTTTCTGTCCATATTTATTCCTTAAAAGTCTATATCACAGGCACCACCAGCACACGCCATAGCCCCCATTGTATCAATCTCTATCAACTTTTCAGCCGTAAGATATTTCTTCCAATCAATATCTATATAGTTATCTTGAATCTTGGTCCATTTGTGTAAGAGATACACATCTTTCAGACAGTACTCAGTCTTTTTAACATCACCATCAAGATAATTTTTGGCAAAGTTCTTATAACGTCTGACCCAATCTCTCTTCATGGCATTCTCTTTTGAATCAACTACAAAATCTTCATCTGTTGAAGAGCATGCATCCCAAAGAGTATCAAACACTTCAAGCCCATCTACAATCAAACCAGACGCAAAAATTGCAGCTTTACCATACTTCTCAAGCAAATCATCCTCAGAAAGAACTGAAGTGAATGGGGCTTGATTAAAATCCTTGTCTCCAGTATCAGCCATAAATGAAATACCGGCAAAATGATTTTTATTTTTGAATACGTATTCTTCAACCTCATCCCAATCATCAACTATGATTGTATTGGATACGTTATGTCGAACCCCCGGATCAGCACAAAGCTCAACATTGGTCCCAACTTCAACCCAATTCTCTTGAATAAATTTCACCTTCTCAAGTGTTTTGATACCCTTTAAGTCTTCATCAAATAAAGCATTCTCATTTGGAATGATTGGAAACGAGACGATGAAATCTGTGTTGTTTGCAGATGATACTGATTCCTCAACCATATAAGGGTTCAATTTAGCAATGATCTTAACAACTTCGGATTCTTTGTTCATTTGAGCATTGCGGATATACCCCTTGGCATGCTCCCCTTTAACCCCTGATGTAGTTTGTAATAGAACAGAAGCATTACCAGATGGTTTAGAACAGGTACAACGTGCGGCCTGATTAATATCAATCAAACGAGACACATCATAGTTAACCTGTTTAACAATCTCTGCGCCCTTTCGAAGAATTTTCTTATTGAATAGAATTTGAGGATTTGTCATCCAACCTGTGATAGAAACCCCAATTAAAGCTTCTCTCTCATATATTTCACGGGTAACTTCTGGTAAGAACTTAAAGTCTGTATAGCCCGCTTGGAGCGTCCCCATGATCGCCCCGGCCCTACATGCCCTAAAAAAGTCTTCTTCGCTTGTACAGGCCCCTCCATTGATCTCAGTAAGGTTACAGCCCTGCCAACCAGATACCCCATCTATCTGAGGGAACATCCCGATTTCAACGCACGGATTAGTTGTATGTTCTTTTGAATCAACAAATATGAATCCGGGTTCTCCAAATTCTCTTGTGGACTTCATAAGAGTTGCAAACTGTTCTTTGGTTACTTCATCTCGTACAATCACGGCAGAGTTGTTTGATCTGCCACGTTGGGGATTAGTCTTCCACCAATTGCCAGTTTTTGCATTCATCATTTCAATGTCATCAATTGAGAACAAACAAATCGTTGCTGATCTACGAACACCCCCCGAAAGAACAGCATCGGCAATATGCATTACAATATCGTAAATGTCGATTGGTCTTAGGATATCTGAATTGCTGAATAAAACCATTGTTTGGAGAAGGTGTTCAATTCGATCTAAGGCCAAACGGAGACCATCAGGACCCGGCGCTTTAAATCCACCAGAAATCATGGAATTTTTTGGTCTAATAAGAGTGGCATCAAAAAAGACCTTACGTCCTTCAAACTCAGGATGTTTTCCACCCCCAACAAAATAAGATGATAACAGAACATCAACAGCCTTAGCCCATCCTTCAATTGAATCTTCAATTACATGTGTTTTGGCTTGTTTGTTTCTTGGAGCAATTTTTGGTAGTTTTGCGGCATGATGCTTTTGAACAGAAAACCCTGCCCCGGCTCCACATAAAAGGATGTAAAATATCTCTCCAAAAAATTCTGCACGATCTGCATAACTAGAGGTACAATTGTAGAGTTTCATATTATGCTTTAAGATTTGAGGCCCACCAAACTGTAAGGCTCTTTGTGCCCCCAAAACTAATTGATCTTTGTAGGCTACCCGAGCTTCATCAATATAAGATTGCAACCGGCCATCTAACTTATCCTCATAATACTCTTCATGCATTCCCATCACACGATCTACTGCTTCATCCCATGTCTCATATCGAAATTTCTCTTCGCTAAATCTAGAATAACTCTCGTAAAATTTAGCTTCGCTCAAAAGTTGACGGGTATCAACAGCAGATGTTGGCATACTTGTATTCCTTATGTATATATGTTGTAGTCTAGTATATAGCGGTTTTAATTACGAACCTACAGCCTTTTCGTAATAAACTATGATCAACTTTTGTTGCTGAATGTATCTTCGCAAATCTGCTATATTAAGGGACAAGTTCTCATAATCTTTTACGGTCAGAGCTATGAAGACCAGTTCATAGTTGTTTGACTTGAATTCTTTTATAAATGCATCCAGATTATCTTCGGTTACAACAAAGAAATCCACGTCCAGCATATTGACTGGATCGGGGTGTTGTTGTATTGGTACAGATTTCTCTATAAATTCGGTTTGAGTGATAACCTTTTCTTTAGTGCCACACGCACTAACGAAGAGTATCAGACTCAAGAGCATCAAATATTTCATCGGTTGCATCATTGATTCTTCTTTCGATTAAGCCGGGTCTTTCAACAGCTAATCTGGTTAAATCGTGGTCTTGTAAAATTTTCAAAAGATCGTTTCTGTGATCTTCTGTGTTGGCTAATTCCTCTTGTAGCTCTCTGGTTAACATTTGGTTTCTAGTAGCAGTCTCTACCATCTTTGTAATGGTTGCCGCTTGGGTTTCCACCACCAACTCAGTCGTAGCTAGGTTAGCAGACATTATAGCGAGTCGGTCTTGGGTGTCCTGATAGTAATACCATGCAGCCCAACCTGCAAGGCCTAAAATGCCTATAATACCAAGTGTTATCCATAATTTAATTGAGCTAAACATATTATCTCTTTGAAGCCAGCTTTACGTCTTCTTTGGTTGTGTGGTGTCTACGGTAAATGCGTTTAAACAATCTGGCTTTCTTGGTGTGCAGGGAAGCATCTGATCCAGCGCCCGGTGCAGAGCCTGTGTTCACGCTAGGAGCTTCTTCATTAACATTCTTACCCCAACCCCTAAACTTAGGTATTCTAGCCTTCTCAGGAGCATTTCTATTATCTATTTCTTTCTGAATTTCTTTCTTATCAGCAGGGGAATAGTTACGAGCTTTAAGCATCTTTTCCAAATGATCGATGGACTTACCAGTATACTTGGTAGCCATTTTATCTCGTGATGATTTTTCCATCATGTAATGTCTGAATTCTATCATTTTAGCAGTTCTCCTACCGTAACGTATATTTTCTGGTTGGTGTTTATATGTGTTGCTTCATAAATATCTATACCAAAAACTTCCCCTATAGGAACTGCATTTTCCTTAATGCGAATTTTATCTTTGGGGTTTACCAATTCTTCGAAGGAGAAATTTACAATTTTTTCATTTTTGATCCTGTACACCCCCGGCGCTAACTGATTACCTTCAATCAAAAACCATTGGTTCTGTTCGTTGATACAATCATCTTTGGTGTAGCCTGATTCATCAAGGGCTTTTTGTAAGGTGCTATCTGACAGATTATATTTTTCTTTAATCAGATATATGGCAGCAGCATAGGATGCTAATTTACCACCCCCGCCCGGAACTTTGGACATAAGACGTTTTATGTTATAGACCAACCTGTGAAATGGAGTATAGGCATCTCTCAATTCTGGGTTATTCAACTTAACATTTTTATCCCGTGTCCCCTTCTCATCTATGATACCAAGATTATAAGCTTCAGTATCCTTAAACGAAGTTGTAAGGAGCTTCAAAAACCTAAAGGCATATATCAGATCGGCTGATCGTTTTAAAAGTCCCATGTTAAATCTTTCTTATAGCGTCTATTACACTGGGGTCCATGATTATATTTGTATATTGATCATTTCGAATACATTTCAGAAAAATCAGAAACGGCTTTATGATAGGCCAGTGTTCTTCATCCATCTTCAAATCCAAAATCTTTAATCCCGGCTCAACACCAAACACATTAAATATGATAATCAAGTGGTTTAAAATCAAACGTTCAGATAAATTGTCTGAACTCAAATAACGATTAATCAATCTCTTTACATACTTAAATCGTTTCAGGTCTTTCTGAAACTCATCTGCCTCAATTCCTAGGGGGGAATAATAATGTTTGGCAGCAAAGATGAAGAGATTTTCTTCATTCAATACCATTTCCATATTATAGGAAAGCTCTTAATGTCTCAATTAGAGTAGTTTTCTTTTGGCGGCGGTCCAACTCAATTCCGTTTTCTCGACCCATTTCTTCTAATTGTGTTTTAGTCATATGCTCAAGAATAAAATCATTTTCGTTTACCGGAGATTCCCTCAACATTTTAGGAGCCTCGGAAGACGTTCCAGTGTATTCTCGAATTTCTGAATTACTATGGCGGCGGGATAGAAGCAGTTCCCCCGTGTCAGGGTCTTCCCATCCACGTACAGTAGGAACTGCATTTCTTGCCCAGTTCGGTGCTTTTATCATGTTAACCTCTTGGTGTTTGTTACACTCTTACTTATATCATTTTTTAGCTGGTGCAATTGCCACCAAACTTTGTTTTGATTTAGGAACATTTAACTTTTTGATTGCATATACTTTAGCACTGTACAAGTCTTTTGCATCTGCACCTTTTCTGATTTCGAGTTTTTTGCCGTTATATACAGCAATCCATCCAACCACTTCACCCGAAGAATCCAAAGGCAAATCCATTTCGGTTAATGAAAGGGTGCCATCAACCTCAACAGCCTCGGGCATCAAAATCTTTTTTAGTTGTGCCACAGACTTTCCAGTTTTAGCAGAAAGCTCTCTTAGGGTCATGTTTGGATGGGAATCGTAATAGTCTGCAATATCTTCGTCAGACATTCTGGCTTCATTAAGAGCATTTCTAGCATCCCGAACTTCAGTATCTTCTTTACTGACAGTAGGCATTGCCTTATCACCAGTTTGCTGATCGTTAGGACGGGGTTGAGCCTTCCCTACTTGATTGTGCATATTGGCAGCATTGTCTACTAAAACAGCATTAATGTCTGTTTCTCTTGGAGTGGCTGGGGTGTGCAATTTTTCAAAGTCTTTTGCTTTACCTGCAAACTTATCATTGTGACCTTCATGGCTAGTTGCTCCAGCAGTCTGGTCACGCTTTGCCATTTCAGCAAGAGCAGTAGCAATTCCAATTACATTTGAATTTTTTGAGTATTCCATGTCGGTGGCTTCTTTTATTTTATCATATTTTGAAGCTAGATCATGTCTAATCTTAGCAGGTTTCCCCCGGTCTCGGCGTTTGCCATTATCATCCAATTCAAATCTAGTGAAAGAATCGGCTTTAACTCCATGAT